AGCTATACCTACATTCCCTCTCGGACTAACTCCAAAGCAAGCTAATAGACCGTCTTGATCTGTCTTGACGCTGTAGCATTTACTGCTTGATTCAAATGATCCGTACACTGCATCTCTAGGGTGGTGCATCAATCCAATACACTCCATCATATCCTCTTCTCGTAAGTCCTCATATAACATAGGAGCATCGAGGTCTGCCCTACTAGGTTCAATCCTAACCTCCATATCTTCTACTCCTTGATATAATTGTTGATTCAAACTCTGCTGCTAACAGTTTCACTGGTAAAGCACTAGAAGATTTAATTTCGATAGTGGCATCATTAGGTTGAGCTTGTACAGCAAACTTAAAGAATCCAGTCTCAGGTGTGAATTTACTAAGTGTACTGACAGAGGCTAACAAACTTGGGTTGTAAGTGTAAGTGTATTTATCTCTAAATTTAGGTGTTACTTCTACAGTGAAGTGTCCTGTGTCTGCATATTCAATACTACCGTTACGAATAGTTTGGAATGTGTAATCAGATGCTGACCGTCCACCTCTCTCTGTAGGTTGTTTTAAGTTCTGCTTAGAGAACCTGTATAACATATCATATTCAAATCCTATGAAGAAATCTTTATCACTAAGGTACTCATAGCTCTTATTAGACCAATCAGCAGCACTGACAACATCAGATGTAGCAGCCCAATAAGTACCGTTAGTAGGTAGGATAGCGTCAGATGAAGTATGTCCTTTGATACATTTATATAGTGTACCACTGTAATTAACATAAGCTACTAACCTACCATCTACTATAGCTTCTGTATTAACAGAGTTACTAATAGTCAAAGCTCTTCTGTTACCATTCTTTGTGTACACCGCCATACCATCTCTGAATACAAATCCCCCAGTAGATACTATCTTAGTAACATCAAAGTGAGTAGTACTGTTAAAGCTCAACCCTGATCCACCACTCCTAGTATAAGCAATAGAACTGACATAGGTAGCATTTGAACTGGCAATCCTGCTGTCTAACAATAAAGTATAGTCCCTGTCGCTCTCAACAAGTCCATTCTCCATTGGTATCTTTTCTATATAAGTCCCTACTGAATCGGTGGTTACAACATAAAGTGTAGCTTCAATAAAGAAGAAACTTCTAACATTCCTAGCAAAGGAGAAAGTCATCCATGAACTCTGTATCTTCTCTCTTCCCTGCCAAAAGTATTTATATACATACAGCTTCTTATAGTCACTGTCTGATTGTACAACCACCATATTCTCAGCTGCACTACCTTCCATCCTGACTATGTTAGTAGGTATGTACTTGTTTATCTGTTCTGTTATCTCAGCTGCATTATAAGTCTCAGTGTTATTATCCACTGTGTACTCAAGCAGTCCTTCAAAGTTATTTCTTTTAAAGTTAAAGTATATATAACTACTAAGTGCTAACGGACGAATAGTTTCTGATACATCAAACTCAGTCACAGGTGATATAGTAACAGTCTTAGGTGTTAACAAATCTCCACCTCTAAGTACAAACTGAGTCTTTGGAGAGAACAACATCAACTTCTCTTGGAAAGCTTGTGCGTGTTTAAGAATACTAATCTTAGTGTGTGATACACCTACATCTATTGGAGCAGAGTCTAACAGAGATTGTGTGGTAGTCCTGAAGAAATTAAAGTATTCATCTGCTTCAGAGAACACGACAGAGTCATTAGTCAGGACTCCTAATCTGTTCTTAAAGAAGAAGATGTCATTAATCGTAGCACCTGTAAAAGATGGAAATGGATTAGTGTTGTCATCTCCTGTTCCTCTAGGTGTCCAATCAATCAACTTCAATGTAAATCCTGTGATCTTACCTGTGGCTGGAGTAGGTACTAATCTAACAGGCATTGTGTCTTGATCTAAGAATGTTTCTATACCTAACGACTCTGACTTATCTGTTCCTGCGTTTGTCCATCCTGCATCTTCTATCCAACTACCTTGTCCAAAGTCTTCGTTATCCTTGGTTTTAAATTTAACATAGTAATCATCTTGATCTAAGTCTGCATCACCCATGACCTTAACTCTAAACAGATCAAAACAGGATTTAGGTAAGTCTGTGATGCTATCTACTTCTTTATATATAACACCTAACGCTTGGTCAGATAATCCATCTGCTACTTTAATTTGAAAGTCAGAATCAGCTGATATTTTTATGACACTACCTTGTCTCTCCGTTGTAAACTTAGTGGTTGAGCCAGATACACTGGAAGCAGATATGGTAGGTAAAGTAAATCCTACTGATGCACTTGTAATAGTTTGGTTTTCGTATGTAGTCGAATATCTACCACTTATACTTCTTATTCCTTTATCTACTGTGATTTTAGTTATCTTATTGATAGCTACAGATAAAGGATATGTGGCAGTGTCTGAATCGTATCCTGTACCTTTAAAAGTTAAGGTAGAACTAGATACCTGACCGCTAGAATTAAATACAATAGCTCCCCCAGCACCTGTGGCTATAGCACCACCACCTACGGTTTGACTAATAGTATATGTGTAGCCTACGGATCGAGAATAACTACCTCCTGTAGCCGCGAATCCTGATGCTCCTGTACCACTAAAAGTAATACTTTCTACAGTACCTGCTGATCCTACAAAAGCATTTATACAAGTTTGTAAATCTTCAGCTATAATTTCAGTATCTGCGTGTTCTCCAGTTGAATTGCTTCCACTTTCATATGTATGCCCAGCAGGAGGTGTCTTATTGCTTTGTACCCCTCCTGTATGTCCAACTAATTGACCATCTAAAAATACATCGTATGTCTTTTCGTAGTCTCCCAGCTTAACAAATATCAAAGCTTCCTTTTCTAAGTCTTTAGACTTCAAGGTGGGGTTCTTAGCTACCGTCTTAGTCTTATTAACAATAAATGTAGAGTCTGCAATGGTTAACGCTCTGAGGTCTTTGACAGGATTAGTAGCACCTGTAAGATATAAACTAGCAGCAGAGTCCTCAACAGTAACAGAAAGAGATGCAGCACCTATACTTACAGCAGTAAGATCAAATGCTCGGAGTTTATTAGTAGAGTCATATGTAATCAGGTATTGGTTCTCATCGTCCCTGTCCACATAGTGACTAAATAAATTAGTACTTATATCAGCACCTAGTCCTGTGTCATATAAGAACCTACTGTTAGGTCTTTTAACAAGTCCCTCTACTACAGTTGACCAAGCGTTTATCTGCTCATCACACTGTCCAGGGTATCTTAAATTGTCAGGTTGTTGTGATACACCTTGGGCAAGGTTAGGAATACTGGTGTTAAGCAGTGGCATCTTTACCTATCAAGTACTCTTAGTACGCTGTAGTTATCAAAGATAGTTCTGTCTGCATTCTCAGAGTCGCTTTCAATAGCTCTAGCTTTTGCTTCTATCTCATCTCTCAAAGCAAATCCTTCTATCTCACGACTACCTAAGAACCTAGCAGCAAAGATTCGAGCTGATTTAACAGCTATGTAATGTCTAAATTGTTCTGGTAGTTCTTCAAAGTCCAACTCAAAAGTAATGATAGCTTTCAAGTCCTTGGTCCAAGTCTCCCTGTGGTTCTTCCTGTCGTATAGCTTAGTACCTCGTTGTACAGGATCAGAGTCCGTGTATATCTCAGGGTCTAAGTCTACCTTTAAAGTATTAAGGGGAAGAGTAATCTTACTTGTACTAGCATCTGGTACTAGTGGATAATCATACTCTGTATTAAAATGCCATCCTTCTGATTGGATAGCTTTACTAGTTTCATCTAACGCATGGACTGCTTGGGTAACGGTTACAGGAACACTTGTTCCGCTTAAAGTATTAACAGGTGATTCTCCTATTACAGAGATCATAATGTTTACTGCTTCTAGTTTCGTTGTCAGTGCCATAGCTTAATAAATAAAAATATCAGTGAAGGGGAGTGGAACGAATCCAAACCTCCCCAACACCGAAGAGAGAATCCTAAGTTAGGAAACAAGTTCGATAGCACACTCAGGACGGAGGATTCCGTGTCCCATAGCATACTTAGCAACGAACAATGTACCTTGACGCTCAATCTGATATTCAGACTCAGTAGCAAGATCAAGTAACTTAACCGTTCCAACAGCAGCAGAATGTCCTACGACACCTAAGCTATTACGGAAGTCACCATTGTATCCTACTCCACTACCACCAAACAAGTCATTGCTTGAAGCACCGTCTCCAGTAGAAACAGCTGACAAGTCAGTTGATGGA